CGCCGAAACAGAAACCGCCTCCACCGACCTACGCGCGGCCATGATGGACAATACCGGCAAAGTCTCCGCCCAATACAAAGACATCGACAATCTGGCCACACGCTTGGGCGACCGCCTGCCGGGGACGACGGCAGATTTTAAAAACCTGATGACCATGTTAATCCGTCAAGGCATGAGCGCGAAGACCGTCTTGGGCGGTACGGGCGAGGCCGCCGCCCTTTTGGCCGTCCAACTCAAAAAAAGCCCCGAAGCCGCTGCCGAGATGGCCGCCAAGCTGCAAGACGCCACGCGAGGCACGGAAAAAGAAATGCTGGCCATCATGGACCAAGTCCAACGCCTCTACTACGCAGGCACGGACGACAGCAACATCTTGGGCGCGTTTTCCAAACTCTCCCCTGCCCTAGATACCCTCAAAATCAAAGGCGAATCCGCCATGAAGATGATGTCTCCGCTCGTCGGTATGCTTGACCAAGCAGGCTTGTCGGGCGAATCGGCAGGCAACGCCATGCGTAAAGTATTTACACGCATGATGGATACTAAAAAAATCGCCAAAGTCACAAAAGGGACAGGCTTGTCGCTCGACTTTACCAACGGCGCAGGAGAATTTGGCGGCTTAGACAAAATGTATGAGCAGCTCGCCAAACTCAAAGCCGTCAACACCGAGCAACGCCTCAAGATTCTGCAAGGAATCTTTGGAGATGATGCCGAGACGCTGCAAGCCCTGAATACCATGATTGAAAAAGGCAAAGCTGGCTATGAAGAATTTGCCAAAAAGATGGAAGCCCAAGCCAGCCTCAATCAGCGCGTCAACGACCAATTAGGCACGCTGACCAACTTATGGGACGCAGCCAGCGGCACATTTACCAACTTTTTAGCCAAAATGGGCGAATCCATCGCCCCCGAATTAAAAGATCTGACCAAATGGATCGGCGACATCAACGAGAAACTAAGCAACTGGGCCGCCCAAAACCCAGAGACCGCCAATACCATCATGAAAATCGTCGCCGCCGTCGGCATCTTCCTGACCGTCATCACAGGCATCGGCGCGGCCATTTCCGCCATCATCGTCCCCATCGCCCTGGCAAAATTCTCATTCTTCAGCCTCTTCGGCGTCTTTTCAGGCGGCGGCGGCGCGATTTCCACCATCATCGGCTGGCTTGGCCGTCTGGGCATGGCGCTGCTAGGCTTTGGCGCAAAAGCGGCAGTTTTCCTTGTGACAAACCCCTTCGGCTGGGCCATCCTCGCCGTCACTGCCATCGTTTTGCTTTGGCGCAACTGGGAGACCGTCAAAGCCGCCCTGATTTCGGGCTGGAATTGGATAAACAACGTATTCTCTCAAAACCCGATTTTAAATTTTGTCTTCCCGTTTATCGGTATCGCGCGCCTGATTGTGAATAACTGGGGCGTCATCAAGACATTTTTTGCCAACCTTTGGGCGTCGATTTCCGCAACATGGAATAGCGGCGTGTCTTATATTTCCTCGTTAGTATCAAGCATCAAGGCGCGCGTCTTGGCAGGATTCGCCGCAATGGCAAACTACATCCGCTCCATGCCGCTGGTGCAGTACATTTCCAGCAAATTCAGCGCAATACTGGGCTATCTTCAAAGCTTGGGCGGCCGCTTTTTGGCGGCAGGCAGGAATCTGATTCAGCAGATTATCAACGGCGTGACCTCAAAATTAGCCGCCCTGCGCGAAAAATTCAGCAGCATCGGCAGCATGATCAGCGGCGGTATCGCCAAAGTGGGCAAAGTATTTGACGGCAAGGGCTACTCGACAGGCGGCTACACAGGCGCAGGCGGCGTCAACGAAGCCGCCGGCATCGTCCACAAAGGCGAAGTCGTCTTTAGTCAGCGCGATGTCGCCAAATTCGGCGGCTGGCAGGCAGTCGAGGCCATCCGACGCGGCGGCGCAGGCGTACTCGCCAACATCGGCAACCGCTTGGGACTGGGATTTTCAGACAGCCGCAAATCCGCCCTGCCCAGCCCGACCCGATTTAATGCCGCGCCCCACGCCGTCAGCATGGCAGGCGACAACATCACAATCAACGTTCACGCCGCGCCGGGCATGAGCGAGCAGAGCCTCGTCAACGCCATCATGGCAAGGCTCAACGAGCGCAGCCAAGCCAAGCAGCGCCGCCGCAATTCCTCGTTTTTCGATAAGGACTAAATCATGGTTTTATTAGGCAGCCTAGGAATGTTCGTCTTCCTGATGCGCACCATACCTTTTAACCAATACAGCCGCAGCCAGGCGTGGAAACACCCAAACCAAGCAACCGTCGGCACTATGCCTCCAGCCCAATTTACAGGCAAAGACCCAGAAGAAATGACCATCGAAGGCGAGCTACGCCCCGAAGTCACTGGCGGCACAGGAAGCATCGAAGCCCTGCGCATGATGGCGGCCACCGGCAAGCCCTACACTCTAATCATGGGACACGGCAAAATCATGGGAAGCTACGTCATCACAAATATCCAAGAGCGCGGCAGCCAGCTAAACCAAGACGGCTCCGCGCGCGCCATCTCTTTCAGCATGAGCCTGAAGAAAGTTTCCGACAGCGCGCTGGGCCTCGAAGGCGCCGCCCTCAACGTCGCCGTCTCCGTCGTCCGAAACCTGACAGGGATTTAAACCATGCAATTAAATTTTGATTCCATCAGCGCGGCCGCCCAAAAAGCCGCCGCCAAAATATTTGACGAAGTCAGCGGAAAAAACGCCCGACATCTCACGCCGGCGGCCGAGCTGACCATAGACGGCCGACGATTTGGCACGCAGGCAATGAGCCGCATCATCAGCATCAGCCTGACCGACAAGCGCGGATTTGAAGCCGACGAGCTGACCATCGAACTGGACGACCACGACGGCACAATCGCCATCCCAAAAACAGGCAGCAAAATCACGCTCAAACTGGGCTATAAAGAAACTGGCCTCGTCGAAAAAGGCGAATACCTCGTCTCCGAATTTACCGCATCAGGCAGCCCAGACCGCCTAAGCATTACCGCGCGCGCCGCCGACCTTGCCGAGGCTCTCGCCGAGCAAGTCGAGAAAAGCTGGCACAAGCAGACGCTCTACCAAATCATCGAGACAATCGCCAAAAAGCATAAGTACGAATACATCATCAGCAAGGATTACCAAAACCAAAAAATAGAACACATCGACCAGACCAACGAATCGGATGCGTCCTTTATGAACCGCATCGCCGAGCAGTACGACGCCATTGCCACCATAAAAAACGGCAAGCTCTTATTTATCCCGGCAGGCGAAAGCCAAACCGCCAGCGGCCAGCCCATCCTGCCCACCACCATCACGCGCGCCAGCGGCGACAGCCACAGCTTTACCTACTCAAGCAGCAACAGCTACCAAGCCGTGCGCGCCTATTACACCGACAAAAAAACAGGCCAAAAAAAAGAGGTCATCGTCAACAAAGACAACGCCTACCCCAATAAAAAAACAGTCAGCCAAACTAAAATCATCAAAGGGAAAGCCGTAAAAGGCAAAACCCAAAAAGGCAAAGCCACCAAGGGCAAGACGGTAAACGGCAAAAAAGGCAGGCAATACACAACCAAAAAAGTAACGACAACAAAAACCGTGATCGACAATCGAAAAGTCAACACCGACGGCCAAAAAATAAAAACCCTGCGCCATCTGTATGCCACAGAAAGCGGCGCATGGTCAGGCGCGCGCGGCGCATTTAAAAAAATCCAGCGCGGCGTTGCCGAATTTAGCATTACCCTCGCCGTCGGCCGCCCTGACCTCTACCCCGAAACGCCTGCCGTCGTCAAAGGCTTCAAACCCGAAATCGACGCGGAGGCTTGGCTGATTACCGAGGTTTCGCATAAAATCGACAGCGGCGGTTATACCGCAGGCATACAATTTGAAGCGCGCATCGTCCCCGACATCACGCTCTACGAAGACGCGCCGACCAACAACTTTCAGCCGACAGGCGAAACTACGGAGATTCTAAAAAATGGAAAACAAAACTCATGATCCATATTCATGGATAGCCCAAAAAATCCAATACTGGCAACAAAAAAGCCGCGAAGCCAGCGAAGCCGCCGACATCGAGGCATACAACCACGCCGAGCGCGAACTCGCCAATTATCAAGCCATGCGCAAAATAAAATATTAGCCCGACAAAAAGGCCGTCTGAAATTCAGAC